ACAGAAACACCAGATCATCAAGACAGTATCAAAGACTTCATCGCCTATGGTGCTGTCTATAAGACTGTGCTCGATGCAGTCCAAGATGAAAGTTGGGATTAATAATGGCATTTAATTTAGAGGACTATGAAACAGTTGAAACGAGATTGGAGAAATGGCATGGAAAATTCCCAGACAACAGAATCGAAACTGAACTCATTGAGGCATCAAACACTCGATTCATTGTATTTTGTAAATTATTCAAAACGGAGGCAGACCCAAAACCATGTGCAACTGGGCTCGCTTTTGAAACGATTACGGATCGTGGCGTTAACTCTACTTCTGCGCTGGAAAATTGCGAAACTTCAGCGATCGGTAGAGCACTTGCAAATGCAGGTTTTGCAGCTAAAGGCAAGAGAGCATCTAAGGAGGAAATGACAAAAGTAGTCAATCCAACTTTCAAAGAAAAGTTAGATAGTAGGCAAAACATATATGGCAAGCCCGGCACTAAATCAGCTCAAATTGAAACAATCCTAAGAGATAGTTTTGCAGCTGATAAGAAAGAGCCTGAGCCAGTTGCATGGTCGGTTGGTGATGTGGTTGCTGAGATCGGTGCATCAACACCGAATGAGCCACCAGCTTGCCAGCATGGGCATATCCTAAAAGAAGGAATATCTAAAGGAGGTAAGCCTTATTATGGTTATGTTTGTAAAGCAAAACAATGCGAACCTAAATGGGCAAAACTTACAGCTAATGGAAAATGGTATTTTGAGGGAGGTGAATAAATGGGTTATTTAGAAATCATTGACGGCTCTGGTCTAACTGCATCTTTTACAGATGACGGAGTTAAAGTCGAGCCATCAAGAATTACTTGCGATACTTGCAATGACGACAGATTACTTCATCAGGGCGATCTGCTTCAATGCTACTCATGTCATACGATAAATCGAATTCCTTATCCTGTGAATGGAATCCAAGATAATGCCTAATTACGACTACATGTGCGACAAAGAGGGAACGCTGATTGTATTGGAATTACCAATGGATCATAAAATCCCTAATTGTCAAGTATGTGATGAGCCTTTAAGGCGTGTCTATACAGCTGTGCCAGCAATATTCAAGGGTGATGGTTGGGCAGGAAAACTTGGTTAAATTTAGGTGCAATTTCTGCTCAGCCAACTCTGAGTTTGTTTGGCTTGATGGATACGACACTCATGAAGGCTTTAGGGTTTATCAATGCCTTAAATGCAATGCTGTGGGTGCTAAGAATCAAGCTGAGGCAACCGATACTCAAGAGCCAGTCATTCGATGCACTAAATGCGGTGCTTGGATGTTTGTTGATAAGGAGTGTTTTACATGTGCGATATTGGCGATCAAATGAAAGTTCTTATTGCTTGCGAGGAAAGCCAGGCGGTTTGCAAGGAATTTAGGGCATTAGGTCATGAAGCATATTCAAATGACATTTTAGACCAATCTGGAGGTCATCCTGAATGGCACTTAAAAGGCGATGTCAGAGATTACCTTTACAATGACTGGGATTTGATTATTGCTTTTCCTCCATGCACAGATCTAGCATCATCAGGAGCTGCCTGGTTTAAGCAAAAACAATTAGATGGCAGACAACAAGCATCAATTGAGTTTTTTATGTTATTTACAAAATTGGATTGCCCAAAGGTGGTAATTGAGAATCCAGTTGGCATCATGAGCAGCCAATATAGGAAGCCAGATCAAATCATTCAACCTTATCAATTTGGCGATCCTTATGAAAAACGCACTTGCCTTTGGATTAAGGGCTTGCCTTCACTTCGACCCACAAACATAGTTCAACCTGAACCTAGGGCAATTTATCAAAGCGGTAAAACTATGCCTAAATGGTATGCAGATGCTTGGGGCAAACCTAAAGCTGAAAGATCAAAAATACGATCTAAGACTTTTCCTGGTATTGCTAAAGCAATGGCTGTTCAATGGTCAAGTGATGTCAATTGGGCTTACCAGAACCAATTGCGTAAGCAATGGCTATCAGATAATCCCGAAGCTGAATATGAAGGGTGGATGTCCATATGAGCCAAGCCGGATATGATGAAACATGGATTGAGTTGAATGGATTGAGGATCACGACTTGCCGTCTGACCTGCGGTTATGCTGATGGATTTGGAGATGTATGATACCCTTAAACGCAAATTCGCTTTCAGAGCGAAAGGGCGATCTGCGAAGCAGAAAGATCGCAAGGTTTGGTTTGGTGATATCTCTGTTTATAATCTTGAACATAAGCCTTTTAAAAGATGATTCCGTTGCTAAATCTTGGTCAATAGATACATTAAAACAATATACATTTCATCAGCTTGATTACTCATTTGAACAGTTCTATTGTGTAGATGAACTCTGGTATAAAGAATCAAGATGGAACTATAAAGCCAAGAACCCTAAGTCAAGTGCATTTGGTATTCCACAGATATTAGGCTTAAAAGAATTAAACCCTACTAAACAGATAGACAGAGGATTGAACTACATTAAACACAGGTATAGTAATCCTTGCAATGCATTAAAGCATCATAAGATTAAAGGGTGGTATTGATGAGCAAGTCAGCTCTGCGATCTACTGGTAGCACCCATAGATGGCGACAGATACGAAGTCGTATATTGAGGCGTGATCAGTTCATCTGCCAATACTGCAATCAAGAGGCAACTACTGTGGATCATGTGATACCTCGTAGGCTTGGAGGATTAGATAGCGATGATAATTTAGTTGCTTCATGTCGTAGATGTAATCTAAGCAAGGGTGGGCGGTTTTTTGTGAGCACTAAGACACCACCGACCCCCCGTTCCTTTTCTAACCCACAAAACACCTCGATCGCCCACGATCAGACTGGATCGATTTGATCAACCTTCAAACGGGAGAGATCCTAAGCGATCCGACCTATTCAGGATTAGGAGGTGTGCAAACACCCCGTATTCATTCAAAACTCAATGATTTACCATCAAAAGGCGATGAAATGATCGAGTTTGCAGCTGAGATCGGGCTCAACCTTATGGATTGGCAAAAATATGTCTGCATTCATGGTCATAAGATCAGACCGGATGGTAGATGGGCTCATTCTGAACTAGGATTGATCATGGCAAGGCAGCAAGGTAAATCAACTTTGATGATGCTTAGGATCTTGACTGGAATGTTTGTGTGGGGCGAAGGCTTACAACTTGCTTCAGCTCATAGACTTACAACTTCCCTAGAAACCTTTAGACAGATTGTTGGACATATTGAGCAGAATGACAGACTGCAAAAGGAAGTTAAGAAAATCCGATGGCAACATGGTGCTGAGGAAATTGAATTGTTTGGCAATAGGCGATTTGTTGTAAAGGCTGCGAACAATGCAGCTAGAGGTTTATCAAAACCTGAAACGATCCACCTTGATGAGTTGAGAGAATACAAAGATGAGGATGCTTGGTCATCAATGCGTTATTCCATGATGGCAGCTAAAAATCCACAGGTTTGGATTTATTCATCAGCTGGAGATCAACATTCCGTAATCTTAAACAAATTGCGTGAGAGGGCATTGGCGTCAGCCACGACCGATGACCCGATTGGTTGGTTTGAGTGGAGTGCAGAACCCGATGCACCAATCTTGCTTCCGTCAGGCGAGATGAACTGGGCTGCTTTCGCTCAAGCCAATCCATCATTAGGAATCACAATTCACCCAGACAACTTAAAAGCGGTTATCAATGATCCGCCGGATATTGTGCGAACTGAAGTTTTGGCTCAATGGGTAGATACAATCAATTCAGCTATTGATGCCCAAAAATGGGGATTGTGTCAGACCGATCCAATACCTTTAGATCCTGAAGCACCAACTTGGCTTGGCTTAGATTTATCTCCTGATCGTAAATTTGGCGCATTAGTTGCAACTCAAAAATTATCTGGAGAAAGATTCAATTTAGTTTTACTTCATACTTGGTCAAATGATTATTCTTTAAATGACTTAGCAGTTGCCAATGACATTGCGCCTTATGTTAGAAAATACAACACTCAGACTGTGGCGTATTCCAAGCGGACTGCACAAGCTGTTGCAAGTCGGCTAGTTCCTGCTGGAATACCCATAACCGACATGGATGGCGCAATCTATGCGGAAAGTTGCGATCGATGGCTCGGGGCGATCAATAGCCACAGATTGCAACATGGTGGGCAGGATGAACTGACCCAACAAACCCTTTCAGCAGCTAAATTGCCATTTGGGGATGGCAGTTGGGTTATTGGAAGGCGAGCAAGTCGAGTGGCAGTTTGTGCAGCTGTTGCATCGGCTTTAGCAACTTATTTTGCGACACAACCAGAAACGGAGATTGACATACAAGT